TTTAAACGCAGACGGCAATAATAAAGTATTTATAGGTAAAAGCGGTAGCGCTGTTAGTTTAAATTTTACAAGCACTGGTTCATGGTCGCAATCCTCAGACGAAAGAAAAAAACAAAACATACAAAATGACACTTTAGGCTTAGACTTTATAAATGACTTAAGAACAGTAACCTACAAGTGGAAATCTTCCGCAGACTTTCCTAAAGATTGGCGTGATTACAGTGAAGAAAATACGCAAGAAACAGATGTTGTTATGCACGGAATGGTAGCGCAAGAAGTAAAATCAGCCCTAGACAAAGCAGGTGTTTCAACTTTCTCAGGTTGGCATGAACAATCCGATGGAATGCAAATGGTTTCAAGAGAAATGTTTATATTGCCTTTAATTAGGGCATTACAAGAAGCAGACGATAAGATAGATGCTTTAACAGCAAGGATTAAAACCTTAGAGGACGCATAATGGCAAGAACAACCGTACAATCAGAACTAATAGCAACAAATGCTATCTCAGGCACTATAATAGCTGACGGAGCAATTACGTCTACACACTTAGCAGCAAACTGCGTGGATACAGCAGAGCTCGTAACTGGATCAATAGATACCATACACATAGCCGCAAACAATGTAACCGCAGCAAAAATAGTATCAGACGGAATTGAAACTCGACATCTACATAGTAATGTTATATCTGGACTATCAGCTGTTACAGCAGCAAGTGGAGATTATGTACTTTTAGGAGATACTTCAGACTCAAATAATCTAAAGAAAGCCTTAGTAAGTGATTTTAGTGTTACTGGTCTAAATGATCTTAGTAATGCAACAGTTTCCAGTTCTGATCCAACAAAAACTACAAACCCATCAAGTGGAGTTGGAACGCTTTGGGTTAATTCTACAAGTGGTGAAGTCTATGTATGTACTGATGCAACAAGCAATGCAAATATTTGGACAAATATTGGAGATGGAACAGGTAATGTAGGGTTTAGTGCAACAGGTGGAACAATTACAACTTCAGGTTCTTATACAGTACACACCTTTTTATCTTCAGGAACATTTACTCCAAATAGTTCAGGAACTGTTGAATATTTAGTAGTTGGTGGCGGTGGTTCAGGCGGATCACAAAACGCAGGTGGCGGAGGAGCTGGTGGCTTTAGAACAGCAACAGGATTTAGTGTAACAGCACAAGGATATACAGTTACAGTTGGGGCAGGTGGTGCAGCAGCAACAGGACAAGCGGTTGGTAATGATGGTAATGATTCCACATTTTCAAGCATAACCTCTATCGGTGGCGGTGGGGGTGGTAGTGATGACTCTAATAATGGTAGAGATGGTGGATCAGGTGGCGGTGCTAATCAAGGTGGTACTGCTGGTTCAGGAACTTCAGGACAAGGAAATGCTGGTGGAGCCGGTGGAAGTAATAGAGGTGGTGGCGGAGGTGGTGCAACCCATGTAGGTACTGCTTCTACATCTAAAGGTGGTAATGGAGGTACTGGAACACAATCAGCCATTGATGGCACTAATTACTATTATGCAGGTGGTGGCGGAGGTGCCACTTATCCAAATGGTAATGGTGGTACTGGCGGGGCTGGTGGCGGCGGCGGTGGCACAACCTATAGTGGTTCAGGTGGGGCTGGCGGTGCTGGTAGAAATGCAGGCGGAACTGGTGGAAGCAGTGATGGAAATGCTGGTGCAGGTGGAGCTAATACTGGAGGCGGAGGCGGTGCTGGTAGAGGCAACTCTGACTTATCAGGGGCTGGTGGCTCTGGAATAGTTATATTGAGGTACTTAACAACATGAGTTATTTTGCAAAAATAGAAAATAATATTGTAATAAAAGTAATAGTTGCAGATGCTGACTTCTTTAATACATTTGTTGATGATTCAGCAGGCATTTGGTTAGAAACCAAAATGGATGGCTCTATAAGAAAAAATTATGCAGGTATAGGTTTTTCTTATGATGCTACTAAAGATGCTTTTATTCCACCAAAACCATACCCATCATGGACACTAAACGAAGATACTTGCCTATGGGAATGCTCAGTTTCATATCCTGATGACGGCAAGGTATATCAATGGAACGAAACAGATAAACAATGGGATGAGATAACATAATGGCAAACACAAAAGTACCAGCAGAATTATTAACGCTACCAGCTATAGATCTTAACGATCTCAGCAATGCAACAGTTTCCAGTTCTGATCCTACTGTTACTACAAATCCATCTGGGGGTGTTGGAACGATTTGGATAAATTCAACAAGTGGCGAAGCCTATATATGTATTGATGCTACAAACAATGAAAATGAATGGAAAAATATAGGTGATGGCACAGGGGATATATCAGCAGGTGCTACTGGCGGAACAAAGACCACAACTGGCGGTTATAATTATCACGCCTTTACATCTTCTGGAACACTAACAGTCACTGGCACATTATCACTTGATATTTTGCTTGTTGCAGGCGGTGGTGGCGGTGGTGGAAGATATAACGCAGGTGGCGGTGGTGCAGGCGGTATGCTTGAATATACCTCTCAATCTGCTTCTAGTGGCAGTTACACAATAACAGTTGGTGCAGGCGGTGCAGGGGGTGCAGAAAACAACGAGGGTAGCAGTGGTGGAAACTCATCAATGTCAGGCTTATCTCTTACAACCGCAGTTGGCGGTGGTGGTGGTGGTTCATGGAGTCACTCGCATGGTGGATATGCGGGTGGTGGTGCTGATGGTGGTTCAGGCGGTGGCTCATCTGGGTATAACAGTAATGCCGCAGGAAAAGGCTCAGGCACTTCGGGACAAGGAAATGATGGTGGAATTGGTGGAGCTTATGGAGCAGGCGGTGGCGGTGGTAAATCAGCCGCTGGCGGAAGTTCAGGTTGGGTTACTCAAATAGGTGGTGCAGGCGGTGCAGGTAAAGCATGGCTAAATGGAACAACCTACGCTGGTGGTGGCGGTGGCTGTTCATATCAAGGTGGGGGTGCTGGTGCAAGTGGTGGAGCAGGCGGTGGTGGAAATGGTGGCTCATACGATACAGGCACAGAAGCTACAAATGGTTCAGCAAACACTGGTGGCGGTGGCGGTGGTGCTACTGGCTATCATACCAACACAGCAGGAGCAAATGGTGGCTCTGGAATCGTTATAGTGAGGTACGCAGTATGATATTTGCAAAAGTAAAAAATCAAATAGTTGTTGATGTCATGGTTGCAGATCAGGACTTCATGGATAATTTTATAGATACTTCCGCAGGAACATGGATAGAAACTAAAGAAGATGGGTCTATAAGAAAAAACTATGCAGGCATTGGGCATACTTATGACGAAACAAGAGATACTTTTATACCACCACAACCTTATGAATCATGGAAATTAAACGAAGATACTTGTTTATGGGAAGCACCAGTTGCATATCCTAATGATGACAAGATGTATCAGTGGAACGAAGATAACCAGGAATGGGAACTCATTGATAATTCTGTATAATAAAATTTTATAAACAACAAAAGGGAGTATTAATACTTATGAATGATAAAAATAAAAAAACAGAAGAAGTGGTAGAGGATCCAGTGGTAATTAACATTGAAGATGGAGAGGGTAATGTTAGATCCTGGAAACAATCAGAATGCACAGAACATCAATTGCAGCTGATTAGAGAATTAGAGCCTATCTCTAAGGCCTTAGTAAATTTAGAAACTGAATTTGCCAGGGTAAACAGAGATAAGCAATACCGCTTAGATGATTTTATTGCAGCTGGCAATGAAGCTGAAGCTGCTCAACCAGAGGAAAAATAATTATGGATCTCTTAATAATTACTGTACTTTTCGTTATCGCAATGGGTTTTTCAATCCGCAAATTTCAACCAGATCGTTGGGCCAAGATTAAACAATTCTTGAAGTTCTAATGCCCACTTCCAAACCCACAGCTGCAACAGTTCATACTGAACTCTTGGTACATGAAAAAGAATGTGCTGAACGCTGGAAAACTAATTTCAAACAACTTGAAAAATTAGAGGCATCTATTGCCAGGTTGCAGTGGTGGATTATTGGTGGGATTACAACCATAGGAGTATCACTATTTACTTTGATACTTACTTTATTAATTAGGATGAATTATTAATGAAATTTAATAAAATTAAAAGCATCGTTGGATCTCTGGCCCCAACTTTAGGATCTGCATTAGGTGGGCCAGTAGGCGGCATGGCCGCTAATTTGGTTGCAGAAGTTTTAGGCTGCGATCCAGCACCTAAAAAAATAGAGCAAGCAATACACAATGCAACACCAGAACAATTATTGGCCCTTAAAAATGCTGAAAAAGAATTTGAGGCCCAGATGAAGCAAATGGATGTAGATGTGTTTGCCCTGGAGACACAGGATATACAAAGTGCTAGATCCGCTTTCTCTAAAGATTGGACACCTAGATTTTTAGGATCCATAACTGTGCTTGGTTTTATGGGTTATATCTTTTTAATTACGATCTACCCAGTTAATGAAAATGCAGATGATGTTGTTAATTTGATCCTGGGATATTTCTCTGGAATAGCCTCAGCTGTCATTAGTTTTTATTTTGGGGCCAGCAATAAGGCCGAGGATAAATAATGCACCAGGAAGATAAGCATTTTGATAGATGCCTTATAAGATCCAGATTAAGAGATTTTGAAGGTGTGGTTCTCCAGGCATATGAATGTTCAGCTGGTTATACATCAATAGGTGTAGGCCGTAATTTAGATTCCAGAGGAATCACAGAAGCTGAAGCCATGTATCTTCTAAACAATGACATTGAATCTGTGTTTAAAGACCTGGATAAGCATTTAGAAATTTGGAGATCTTACCCATTAGAGGCCCAATATGTTTTTATAGATCTCTGCTTTAATTTAGGGATCCATACATTATTATCTTTTAGAAAAACCCTGGCCTTTTGTGAATTAGGTGAATGGGAAAAGGCAGCTGCTGAATTATTAAATTCTAAGTACGCCAGGCAAGTAGGGAGAAGGGCAATCTTCAATTCTGAAGAATTAGCTAAATGTCAAAATCTAACCAAGAAAACCATAACGCCAAACGATTAGGATCCCTGGGGGAATCGTTAGTTAAGTCATGCTTGCTTGAATACTCAGATTTTTGCTATGAAACTTGCGAATCACATCCAGCAGATCTCATCGTTGAGTTTGGTAATGCCTTATATAAGGTGCAAGTTAAATCCAGGAACAAATCAAAAGAGGGCAAGTACACCTTCCCATGTGAGAACCATAGGCAGAAATCTGATACACATAAAAACTATCATTGTGAAATTTATGCTTTTGTGTTTTTCCCAGAAAAAAGAATCCTTTTTATTCCCAATTTAAGTAGCCAAAAATATTTTATATACCAAGAAGCCGCCATTGTTGATGGGATGGAGTTGGCTTCTCTCCAGGACACTTTAGGCTCACTTTCACAGATCCCAATTTTAGATAATCTCCTGGAATAATTACGAATAATGTAGATTGCTGCTCCTGGTAGAGCAAAATAACTCGTAATTTAATTTATAAACAACAAACTAGATTTGCATATGTATATATTTATATATATATTAGGGGGATTGTTATTTATAAATAAGGGAAACCTTGGGAGAAACTTAACATGAGTAGAATTGAAGATACAAAAATATTAACTAAGACAATAAGCAACGAGGCTTGTGATTATAGATTAGTTTCATACAAAATTGAGGGTAAGTGGACTAAACCTATACTTGAATTTAATGATGAGGCTAGTACAGGTAATGCTGAATGGGGACAGACTGAATTGTTTGAACATTTTAGTCATGGAGATATTGCCTATATGAATAAAGAGTTTGGCATGAGATTTGGAATTGGTTGTTTTGATGAAGAATTAATCAACTCTGATGATTTGGTTGAGTTTAAAGGGCAAGCCTAATGGAATACGAAGTATCACCAGAAAGCTATTTGTTAGACCAGAAGGCCAGTGATTATGAATCCTGGTCTTGTTGGTCTGAAAAACATTTAGATCCGCAAAAGATCTGGGGCCATGGATGGTGCCATATTTATGGCAACAGAAATTGCACCTGGAAACTTAAAGACGAAAGCTGGCATTTACAAACGACTTTTATTTTTAAGCACACTCACATTGAACTATTAACTAATGACACTCCTTATGATTCAGTGTCGTTGAGAAAGGCCATTGTTGAGATTTGGTTTGGATCCCTGGCACCATTCGACCAGAACAAGAATAGAAGGGATGCAAAAAATTTGGGTGCAAAGATGCACAGAGCAAAATTAAAAGGAGCAGCATAATGGAAATATTAATATTTTTTGGCCTAATACTTATACCTATCAAATACACATTTGATGCTTATATGGCCCACAGAAGGAGAATTAGGATCTGGAGACATATACCTATGTCTATGCGATTAAACTACGATATACGCAATGTTAAGTAGTATTGACTGGGGTTTAGTGCAGCTGCAACTAGCAGCTAGCCTGGCCCCAGTTTTCGTTATTTTGTACTTTTTATTCAAATCGTAGTAGGATTGTTATCTTTAAATATATATAAATATAGAGGAGACTTTGTTATTTATAGGAGTTAAATACCAATGGAGAGCATTTTAAGGGAGACTTCTAATCTCATAAAATTAAGAAGAAGGGTGGTTGTTTACTTGCCAAACAAAAAAGTAAAAACAAGACAGCTGGCAGCAGATCTGCTGAATCTACCAAAACACAATCAAGCTACTTGCCTGGATATGTTTTTAGATAAGCCCAGCAAAAAACCAAAAGATAAACCAGAACTAAGAAGGGCGGTTGCTTTATGTAATGATAGGAATGCAGATCTTATTATTCCAGATCTAGGAACCCTGGCCCAGAGCATACATTTTCTTGCTGAGGTATCTGGCCTAAAACATAAGTTGTATGGCATAACCAGGCCTAACGGAGAAATCTTTTTGATGCCTCTGGACATACCAACGCTGGCCAGCATATCAGCCAACATTAGAAAAGATGTAAGGGCTAAGACCAAGGCCAGGCTCCAGGAGTTAAAGGATCAAGGCGTACAGTTAGGATCTCCAGATCCAATGAAGGGCCTAGGTGTTGCTCATGCGGCCAATAGATCTATTGCAGACGATTATGCCAGGAAAGTCATTCCAGAGATCCGTGAGATCCAGGCCCTGGGGCATAAGACTTTAATGGCGATAGCCAAGATGCTTAATGCCAGAGGAGTTAGAACAGCAAAGGGTGGCCAGTTTCATGCAACCACAGTTAAAAACATATTAGATAGATCAAAATTTTTATAGGAGAAAGATATGGATAAAGCAATGTTAAAAACATTTTGTAAATATCAGCAAACTGTATTGTTTGAGGAGTTAGAATTTCAAAAATTTAGTGAAACCATAATTACAGATCCCCAAGAAAAGTTGGTTTCATATTATGTGTTTACACAGCATATGGAAGGCAACCATCCATCGCAAACAGATATTTTATTCGCTTTGCGAATGTCGCACTCAACATTAAGAAAAATTTTAAAGAAACTAATTGATGTTGGTTATATAGAGCCATGTGAAAAAAATGATGCAAGATTCAAACATTACAAACCTACAGCGATGGTTGAAGAAGGCTTTAAGATCCACACGGCCAGGCATTTTAAAACCTTATTAAGCATTGCTGGAAGCCTGGGAGATAACAAGGGTGTAATGGATTTTATTACCCATGAAGTGGATAATTTACTGGGTTCTTATAGTGATCAAAAGCCATATGGCGATATGGATTTAGATACCATCAAGGATATTTTAGTCACCTTGGATGGGGTAAAAAAATAATAGTGTTGCGAATTAGCACTAATTTTGAACACTAATAAATTGACTAATTTCAAATCATCCATTGACGAAACAAATAAATATAAATATAAATATACAAATATATGAGCAACGGACATACAACAAAATTTAGAACCCACACAGGGCCACGACAAACAGACGGACACAGAAGGGAAGTTCCAGCTGCAAAAAGAATCACAATTCCAGCTGAGAGCAAGGATCAATATGAAAAGGCGGCCAAAGAATTTATGCAGCTAGGAGATCTTATGCAAAAAGCATTGAATCAAAAAACATCCTTTATCAGTAAGAAAACCTATCTGGATTATTTAATCACTTGCACCAATTGGAACCTCAAGGCCCATGCGGATGAAAACAACAACCCATATCACTATAAAGGCACCACCTAAAACTGGGTGTACCCTATTGATATTTATAAGGAGTTTATAAACATGACACATTTTAAGCAGCCAGAATTAAACCTTGTAGGAGTGGGCAATAGCGACCCAACTAATTTAGGAGAGACCGATAAGTGTTCGCATAATATATACTATATTAAACACGCCTATATTCCAGATAGGTTTAATAAAGCAGGGAAATCAAGATCTAAAAGTATAGCACTAAATGTCATGGGAAAACCCCAGAAGGTGCTATTTAAAAGGAATCTCATTTCAGCTGTAGTCAGCGAACATGGGGCAACCCTTTTGGAACTTATAAATCAAAAAGAGCCAATTTTACTCCGTGATTCCGTGGAAGAAGTTAATAATTTATTGGGGAGAAGATAATGGGAACAGTAGGAAAAATTACAGACGATGGTTATGCCTCATGCAGCTTAATACCAAGAATTTGGACTAAGGACATTACAACTTTAGATAACTGCATAAGGGCCAGAAAGGGTGAAAGTGTTAGAACGCCTGGCAACAGAATTACTGAAATGGGTAATGTTCTCGAAGAACCATGTATAAGGCGAGCAGCAGAGTTGCTTGGCCTGGAAGAATTAGAGGTAGATGTTAAAGAAAGATTTACCCATGACACTTTAGATTTACAGGCTTCATTAGATGCAAGGGCCGTGGCAAATAACTTGGTAGTACAAGATGATCCAGAGTGGGGTATATACACTCCTGGAGCAACCAAGGTACTGCTCAACGGCCCAGGAGTTATCGAAAACAAAGTGACCAGGGATTATCCAGCAGCTGAGTTAGAAGAATGGAGAGGTTTATTACAAATGCAAGGCCAGATGGAAGTTATGGATTGTGATTGGGGTGTTGTCAGTGTTCTGTATCAATCAACAGACTTTAGGGTTTATGTCTTTAAAAGAGATCCAACATTTGCAGCTGTTCTAGCTGAAAAGATTAATGACTTTGAAAGAAGGATCCAGGAAGAAGATTACTGGCCGCCTAAAGTTCCAGAGGATGTGCATAAAATTTACAAAGATCCATATGGTAAGGAAGATGTTAAAGAATTAGATGCTAGCGTAGAAGATACTATTAAAGAATTTCTGGCCACAAAAGAGATTATTAAAAATATGCAAGCAGCACATGATGAGATTAATATTTTGTTAATGACTGAAATGGGAAATCATGTAAAAGGCCAGGTTGGCGAGTATGAAATGTCATTACCAACAATGAACAGAAAACCAACGCCAAAGAAAATGGTTCCAGCTAATCCAGGCGGAACTTATAGAGCAAAAACAGTAAGGGTCAAAAGAAGGGCCGCACCTTAGGGAGTTAACTTAGGAGAGTTATGCACGACCCAGATAAAATTATAAAATATAAACAACAAAAGGGGCTTTTATATATTATAAAAAGCAACTATATTAATACACGGAGAGTTTAATTATGAATGAATTTGATAAGTACGAGGAACAAGGCGGCAAGGTCAACTTGCGAGTATCGCCAGAACTAAGGAAAAAAATAAAACAAGTAAGCCTGGATAGGGAAGTTCCTATGCAAAGTATTGTTGAGTATTGTTTAAAAGTTTGCATTTATGCGATTGATAGCAACCCAACAAAAAGCGGCAGTGTTGTTTTAGATGTTGAATTAGATCTGGATAAGATTGGTCCATAAAAAAGATATGCCAGCAGTTCGAATGGAAGGATCTACTTTAGTATTAAATTATGCAAAGCTGCTTAAATCAAAAGCAGCTAAGACTAATGAAGTAGTTAGAGGCATAGAGATCCCAGAACACTTACAACATTTGCCAAAACATAAGCTGGTGGCCTTGCTGTATTTATTTGGAAAGGTTGTTTAATGGTTAATTCCAGAAACAAGGGTGCAGCCTTTGAACGCCACATATGCAATTTCTTAAATGATCTCCTGGAGAAAAAAGGCCAGGAAAGATCTGTAAAAAGAAACCTGGATCAATATCAAACTAAAGGCCTTGCAGATCTCTATTTTGAAAATTTTGCCATTGAGTGCAAACGCTACAAAGAACGGAAAGATAATTGGCCCATAACTAAGTGGTGGGAACAAACAGTAGCAGCTGCTGGGGATAAATACATTCCCATACTAATTTATAAATATGATCGCCAGGAAATTAAGAGTGTCATACCACTGTCATACTTACATCCAGATCTAAAAGAAAAAATGGATCCTTCCAGGATCTGCATAACTAATTTTAAGCATTTCCTACAAATAGCCGAGGCCAAAATTGAGAATCGTTTTTGATGATGAGTTTGAAGAATATCTATTTGGAAGATGGGCTGATTATAGAGAAAGCCTGGCACCAGAAGATGAGGAATTGGATTTATTTGAATTTGAAGATGCACATAAAGAACAGATTTTAGCTTTTTATAGATTGTCATTAATCAATTTAGAAAAAAGCAAAAGGGATTACCAAACTTGGTTATCAAAATTAAACAAGAAAAGAACTTTACATTAAAAGGAGTAAAAAATGGGATTATTAGATGGTGGCGGTGGTAACAGTAGTTACCTGGTATATAAACATGGCGATAAATGTTTTTGGTTAGGCAAAGAGGACATCGTTGAGTTTGATAAATTAGTTGTTGATATTGATAGTGTTAAGACTGGTTGGGGTATTTATGCAGAAGATAGATACCAATTTGTTTGGGGTGAAAAGCCTGGCATTTTAGGGCCAAAGCCAGCCGACATAGGCGATGATTATTGGCGTAAAGCATTTAGTGTTGATTGCTACATTAAAGACACTGAGGAAAGTGTTTTATGGCAATCAATGACTGTAGGCAACTGTATGGCCTTTAATGCTTTAACTGATACCTACTTAGATAGAGTTGAGGAAAAGAAACCAGGCCAGGTTGGAGCCTTTATTTCACTTAAAGATGATAAAGGTAGATTGATGGTTAGTTATAAAGATGAGAAGAAAAATACATCCTGGCCTCTGTTTGAATTTCATAGTTGGATAGATAGACCAGAAGGTTTTGTGTCTGTAACAGCAGCAGCTGAACAGAAAAAAGATGCAGCTGATACAAGCAGCGTAAATGAATCAGACATCCCATTTTAAATGCAGCAAGTGGACTGGGCCAGCCTGGCCACCTCTGTTGCGGTTGAAATTTTAGGTGAACCTAAAACTAAAACCAGTACACATTGGCGGTGGGGCAATAAAGGATCTTTAGCATTAGCAGTAGAAGGCGAAGGCAAGGGCAACTTTTATGATTTTGAACAAGAAAAGAGTTTTACTTGCCATGAGTTCATTATTGAAAATGGTAGAGATCTCCAGGCCACATTAGAGGCACATGGTTATAAAAAGTTTGATCGAGAGGGGGCTGGAATTGATAAGCATATTTCTCCCCAAGAAAAGAAGGCTCCCTCGAGGTCATTCGATAAGTTCCAGATGCAAAACTTGGCCAATGCAGCTGAGATCAAAGTGCAATATAGCGACACATTTTGGGTTATGCGATTCCCAGAAGGCCATCACATTAAACAAAAATACGCACCATTTACTAAACAAGAAGATGGCTCCTGGATCCTGGCAAGGCCAGAGGCCCCTTTACCTATTTATCTATCCGATGGTGATACAGAGGGCCCAGTGTTGATCGTAGAAGGAGAGAAAGCGATGCGAGGTGCAGAAAATTTATTCCAGGGCCAAGTCTGTTGCCATCATGGCGGTGTTAACAATTGGAAAGAGGGCAAATCTGATTGGACACCAATTTATGGCCGCAAAGTTTTAATCTGGCCAGATAACGATGAGGCTGGCCTAAAAATGGCTACTGAATTAAAGGCCTACTTAAATAGCAAAAAGTGCCAGGTAGAAATTATAAAAATACCAGATGATTTTGCTGAAAAAGATGATCTATGGGATGCAGCTGCAAACAGTTATTTTGATTCCCTGGAATCTTTTGCAGATTACATAGAAAACAACCTAGATAGATCTTTAAGAGGATCTTTTGAACTTATGTCAATTGCTGATATGGAAGCAAACATAAAAGAGCCAGAATGGTTGATAGATCAGATTCTGGAACGCAACACCATTGGATCTATATTTGGATCTCCAAAATCTGGTAAGTCATTAATTAGTTTAAGCATGATGATGGCTATTTCTAATGGCACTGAATGGTTTGGCCATAGAGTTAAGCAAACACCAGTTGTTTTGTTTTGTGGTGAAGGCGAAAGATCTATGCACAAAAGGATATTGGCCTGGGCCAAGTTCAACGAGCAATCAGTAAGAGATAACCCATTTAGGATGTCTAACAGGCCAGCCAGGATATTAGACGATGAAGATTTTGCACTAATTATGCAAACGCTTAAAAACACTTATGAGGAATTAGGCGATATTGGCTGTGTTTGTATTGATACGCTACAAAGAAACTGGGGTGGTGGCGATGAAAACTCTAGCAGCGATATGGGTAAGTTTATTCAACGAGTAGATGAGATTAAGTATGAGTTTGATTGTAATGTGACCCTGGTTCATCACTCTGGTCATGTAGGTGGTAAATCAAGGGCCAGAGGATCCTCTGTTTTGCCCTCTAGTGTTGATTTTGAGTTCCAGGTAGATAGAAAAGATGGCCCAGATGATGATCCTAGAATGTACACCACTATTAAACAAACATTAAATAAAGAGGGAGCAGATCTACCGCCTATAAATTTTGAGGTAGTTCCAGTACACAATTTAAAGGGCTATGTTTCCCAGGGATCTGCAACTATAAATATAACAGAATTTGTACCTGGTAATGAACCAGAAGATCCAGAAAACCTAATAGCTATAAATAACGCTATAACTATTATCCATTCTGAAAAAATTAAAGCTGATATAGATCCATTTGAGGCCATGGTTAGCATCCCAGAAATAGTCAAATATCTTGATGATGAGAAAAAGGACAAAAATTGGGTTAATAAGAATATTAATAAATACAAAGATCATAAATCCCATTGCTGGGTTAAGGCTGAACGAGGTCAATACCAGTGCGAAAACCTATTAACTACGCCTTTTTAATATGGAAACTCCCTTTACTCCCTTTCAAACTCCCTTTAATCCCTCTATGAATTGCATAGATCTATTAATTCTCCCTCTTGTTCCCCACACCTTTAGGGTGGGGACAAAGGGAGTTTTAAATGAGGTGATAGGAGTATGAATAATATTTATGAAAATAATGCTAATAAATCGATCTCTGAAGTTAACAAAAAAGAACAATGGATTGAACGCTATTGGAACAAAAGCCGTCTTTTATCAATTGTTAGTTATGGCATGAGAATTAGATTCCAGAAAGCTGAAATGCTTTACAAAGATTCTCTTTATACAACCAATTACAAAAACATAAGCAAGATGGCTGAAATGATGGTCAGAGGATATGAGGCTTTGGTGAAAGAAGCCGAGGATCTTGGTTGTTCCAGATTATCAGTGACTATGTGGCCGCATGAACACAAAAAGACCAGATACATGATTGTTAAAAATGATGAGGAGTTTTGGTTGGCCCATAACGCTTATGCAGAAGAACCAGATTGCATCGTTATATGTCTTAGCGAACTTTTTAAGATGGCCGATGATGATCTGTTAAAAACAAAAAAGATGATCCAGGAGACAACAGGACAACCTGGAAAAATTATTGACTACAAGAAAAATGACTAAATGGCATGGCGGTAAAGGATCTGGAAAGAGAAAAAATGACGATCAAAAACAATATGCAGATAACTGGGAAAAAATATTTAACAAGGAAAAAGATATGCCAACTAAATTAAAAAAATCTTCTGTGATCTTTAACAAGGCCAGCAGAAAAAAAGAAATTGAACATCATTACATAAAGACCACAGATACAAAGATCCTGGAACAAATGCTTGCAGCTGACACTACCAGGCCAAAGATCAAACAAAAGATAAGAAACGAATTGACCAGGAGAAGCAAATGAATATTTGTTGTAGCCACTGCAACCATGAAACAACTTTACGCAGGCCTAAAGAAACAACAATTTATAACATCCAATGTTATTTATGTAAGCGATATTTTTGTTATTTATGGACAGCCGATAATAAATTTACCAAGCCAAAAGAAATACAAATGAGAGGAGAAGTAAATGAAATGTTTTAACTGCAATGCGGATATGAAATTTCAAGAAGAAAAAGAAATATCCAGATACAACGATTTATACGATCACAAACTAACTTTTAAATGCCTGGAGTGCAATTCATGTGCTGAGGCTTATGTACCAAAGGAAAATAACAATGCAGATAGATAAAATAATTAAACAAAAAGGCCAGGAATACGGAAGGCCAGATATGTTCATGGGCCAACTGGCCCAGGTATGGGGAGCCATGCTAGGCAAACACTTATCAAGTACACAGGTTGCGGCCATGATGATGGCCTTCAAAGCAATAAGAGGATGTAACAATCCAGGCCACCAGGATAGTTTTCTTGATGCACATGGCTATTCAAAGATTGCGATGGATATATTGAAGGATGATTGGAGTGATTAAAAAAACAATTGGCAACGCCACGCTTTATTGTGGTGATTGCAAAGATGTTTTGCCATTGCTTAAAGAGATAGATGCTTGTGTAACAGATCCGCCATATGGTTTATCTTTTATGAGCAAGGCTTGGGATTATGATGTACCAAGTATAAGCATATGGACAAAAGTGCATGATGTGTTAAAGCCTGGAGCACATTTATTATCTTTCTTTGGATCACGCACTTATCATCGTGGGGTTATCCCCATCGAAGATGCTGGCTTTGATATACGAGATCAGTTGGTGTGGCTCTATGGCAGTGGCTTTCCTAAGTCGCATAACATAGGCAAGGCTGTAGATAAATTGCAAGGAAATGAGAGAGAGGTGGTTGGTAAAAATCCAAATTCAAGGTCTGCTGAACTACATAAAAAAACAGTATATGAGAGTGGTTTAAAAGATGATGCTGATATAACCAAAGGTAACAGCGAATACGAGGGTTGGGGTACAGCACTCAAACCTGCACATGAGCCTATTGTTATGGCCAGAAAACCATTTAAGGGAACTGTAGCTAACAATGTTTTAGAGCATGGCACTGGTGGGATTAATATAGATGAGTGCAGGGTTGGCGATGAGACAATAATTAACAGACCAGCAGGCAACAAAGGTGGTGGTAATAGCTATAATTTAAGTGTCAAGGGTATGCCGCAAAATGCAAGTCATACTACTTCTAATGGCAGATTCCCTGCTAATGTTATGCACGATGGCTCTAAAACAGCTGAAAAAGTATTTGGTGATAAATCACGCTTTTTTTATTGTGCAAAAGCAAGTAAAAAAGATAGGGATGAACAAAACACTCATCCTACAGTCAAGCCCACTGAACTAATGCGATATTTATGCAGACTCGTAACACCAAAAGGTGGGGTGATAGTTGATCCATTTATGGGTAGTGGAAGTACAGGCAAGGCTGCTTTAGCAGAAGGCTTTGAATTTATTGGCATTGAAATGAATGAAAGCTATTTTGATATTGCTTGTGCAAGGATTAAGGAAGCACAAACAAAAAATGGTTTTTTTTAGATTATAATTTATAAACAACAAAAGGGTAGCTATGAGTAAGACTAAAGAGATAGATCCAAACAAACTAAAGAAGCAAATAGAATCTGGCAAATCATCACATGATGCAGCCTTATCTCTAGGTGTTAGTAAATCAACCATACTAAAGAAGGCCAAGGAGTTTGGCTTATCCTTTAGCAATAAATCCTGGTGGAGATCATTATGAAGATAAGCATAGATAGTAATGTTAAAGAAGTAACTAAGGGCTTAAAAAGATTTCAAAAAAAGCAAATACCTTTTGCAACCTCTTTGGCTATAAACAACACCTTATTGGCTTTAGCTGGTACTCCTAAGAAGATGGGAATATTAGGAATACAGCTAGATAAAAAATTAGATAGGCCAACACCTAAAACTAAAAAAGGTTTTTTTGTCATTAGAGCAACCAAGAAAAAATTAATAGGCATATTAAAAATAAAAGATTTTGTAGAAGATTATTTAAAATTCCAAATAGATGGCGGAATTAGATCTTCTGGACATAGATTTGCTATACCAACTAGAAATTCTAAATTAAATAAATTTGGAAATATTATTGGAAAGCGAACAGGTTTAATCAAAAAAAATACACAATTTTTTGGAACAGTTAATGGAATTACAGGTGTATTTGAAAGAACTAACAAAAACAAAAAAATAAAACTCATTCATGTTTTGGCTAAATCAGCTACATATAAACCAAAATTTCCTTTTTATAAAATTGGTGGCGGT